TTTCATATATATAGTCATTTTTGTGCGTATCATGTATTACGCGAGGAATGTGCGAAATTAAATCTATTTTGGTGTAATGAAAAAAAATGAAAAAAAGTGTATTTAGTTGTTGACTACTGTTTTTACATGCACTACACTACAAAGACTAACCAATAGGGAGAATGAGAATGGATAAGCTAGATGTAACAATTGAAGTGTTTGCAAAAGAAGCAGCTAAAAACTTTATGGCAAATTTAAGAGAGAATGGTTTGTTTGAAAAAGCTCAAGAAATGGCTCAAGGCAATAGTGCTGAAAATTTTACTGCCGCTATGTTTACTGGCAACTTTGCTTTGGCAACGCAAGTTTGCACAAAATTAGGAATAGCAAGAATGGCTAACTTTATTGGTTCTAAAGAATACGAGGCAATCTAATGGTTATTTTTCCAAATAAAAATTTGGTTTACAAAATGAAAACCTTTCCAGACAAGGAATGGGTTTTTGTTGAATGGATAAAAGAAGGTGAGAAAGCGGAGTTTAAGAGCTTGGACGGTTATGTTTCTAGTTTTGACGCTACATGGGTTGAGGATATTAACTGGGCAGTCCCACCCCACCCACCAAACAAAGGAGATAGAGAATTGATTTAATGTGCAGTAAGGGCTTTCTGGAATAAGCATCTTTATGATGCTGAAGGCAGATGGCGCAGGTTCTACACGAAACCTTAATTTTAGAACAGTTTTGGTATAAGTGCTGTACTGCACATTAAGTTAATTACGGAGATAGAGAATGAGTGAAACTAAAACAGTAATAAATATAAATTGGGGTGCGCCATTGTTGCTGTGTTTGCTATTGGCATTCTGCGGCGAGCCTGATTTAATGGACGGGATAATTAGTAATCTGCAATGCAACGCAACCAACAACACGAGGGTAGAATGAAACAACCAACCAAACAAGAGTTAAAAGATAGGATTGCAGAGTTGGAGGCTGAACTAAACCACTGGAGGCAAGGCAGCGAATATTGGCGCGAGAAGTGTAGGAAATTACAACAGGCCACTGATAACGCAACCATCGCAGCTTATGCCTTATTGGCTACTCTTTTTATTCTAGTGGGAGCTAGCGTCATATGGTAAACAAAACACACACAATAGCCAGAGCAATAGGGCAGTCCGCTAGGAAGCAACAGATATACTCTGCGGGTAGGAAAGTACACACGGATAGCTGTATTGTAAAAACTTCTAAGCCTCGCAAATCAAAACCTAAGAAGAAAGAGATTGCAGGGTTAAAGGATAGAGTTGAAAGTATCGAGGGCTCAGAAGTCCCAGAAAACATCATTAACACGCTGGGGCAAGCTTATATCCAACCTGTAACGGAATTTGCTATGGATACAGCAGCAGTTCCGAAACAAGGTTTTCAGGGGGCGTAATATGTCGCATTTTTATTTAGAGTCGCAAGATGGAACGCAGAGTTACAAAGCCGATATGTTTTGCAATAAGAAAGATTTAGTAAATGGGCAGATATATACTTTACAAGAATTGGGGTTTGATGATTGGCTTAAAACGGCAGATAAAAAACCGCAAAACAAATTGAAGGCTATTGTGTATGGATAAATATTATAACATAACCTTCCATGGGGCAAGAATGTTTGCTGATGTTGGTGGTAAGCAAATAGAACAGAATTATTTGCCTAATATACACTTTCAATGCGACCCTAAAGAATGGTGTGAATTAATAGCTGCGAAACACCCAAAAGTTACTGGGTTTAGCTATGAAGAGGTAGAGGCTTGACAAAATAGGGTGAGTTGGTGTATTCTGTAGTAGAGGAAAATAGAATGGCTTTTGAGAAGGGCAAAGAGAAAACGGGCGGAAGGAAAGCGGGTGTTAGCAATAAAGCTACTCAGGAAGCTAGAGAAGCTATCGCGTTATTTGTGAATGGTAACGTTAATAGATTGCAAAATTGGCTAGATAGAATAGCTGATGATAGAGAATTAAAAGATGGGACGACTATAGCGGGGAAGCCTGAGAAAGCATTTGAATTGTTTAATAGCGTTTTGGAGTACCATATACCTAAGCTTGCTCGCACCGAGAATAAAACAGACTTTGATGGTAAAATGACAATCTCATGGGAAGATTAGTAATACCATATCGTCCTCGTGATATATTTCAATCTTACCACGCGTCAGTTTGTAGGTTTTCATTAACTATCGCTCACAGAAGGGCTGGCAAAACTGTAGCTCGTATTAACAAGTTAATCCGCAAAGCCATTGAATGCGATAAGCCCAATCCTCGTTTTGGATACTTAGCCCCTTATTACGTGCAAGCCAAAGATATTGCTTGGCTGTATTTGAAATATTATTCAGCACCATTGCTTGAAATGGGTGGTAAAGCTAACGAGTCCGAGCTAACAATCACTTTTCCACATAACAACGCTATTATAAAGCTTTATGGCGCAGAAAACGCAGAGCGTATGCGTGGTTTGTATTTTGATGGGATTGTTGTCGATGAAGGGCAAGATATTAAGAAAAGCATACTGACAAGTATTATTTTACCCGCGCTGGCTGATAGGCAAGGCTGGTTAGATGTATCAGGAACCCCGAAAGGCTGGGCTAATTTGTTGGGAGAATTATATAAGCTTGCACTTGCTAACACTAAGGAATGGTTTGTGCAGCTATTAAAAGCTTCTGAAACTGGTGTATTGCCACAAGAGGAGCTTGATAGGCAAAAGAGCCTAATGTCCATAAATGAATATGAGCAAGAGTTTGAATGTTCATTTGAAGCTGCTATTAAAGGCGCTGTGTATGCTAAATGGATTAGCCAGATACGTGAAAAAGGGCAGATAACAAACGTAGCGCATGACTCAGAATACCCAGTTTATACTGCTTGGGATTTGGGATATGATGACGCAACTGCAATAGTTTTCTATCAAATTGGTGTAGGTGAGATATTTATAATCGACTATTACGAAAGTAATTTAGAGGATATTAAACATTATTGCGAAGTGCTAGCAGGTAAAGAAATAGTGGTGGACGAAAGGGATAACGATACGGGCGAAGTGTTAAACTGGCATTATGGCATGGAATTAGAGGAACATAAGCATAGAGCCGCTTATTCTTACCATACACACAACGCACCACATGACGCAGCTAACAAAGTTATGGCTGCTGGTGGACGCTCAGTATTGGCACAAGCTGCTAAGTTTGGCGTTAGAATGAATGTGTTCCCAGCTACTTCACACCAAAACAACCAAGAAGCATTGCGGGCTACTTTGCCTCGTTGCTGGATAAGTGGCAAGTTAGTTGATTTAGTTGATTCATTGGTGCATTATCATTACAAATGGAATGAGGATTTATCTACATATAGCCGCGAGCCAGTACATGATTTCTCAAGCCACGCCTGTGACGCAATGGAATTAATGGCTAGAGCTTGGCGTGAAAATGTGGTAACAACTAAAGATATGGCAGTGCAAGCTCAAATTAACAAATTCCACCGTTTAAGGGCAGAAAATAAGTTAGACTCAGGCGACCCATACCGTATCAAGCCTATGAGGAAAACATGAGGCTTTGGAAAACTGGGCATATAATAGCCGATACTGTAGCAGATGCTTTTATTGACGCTCACCCCGCTTTTGATTGCGACTTAGCATATGGCATATTACGTGGCACAGCTGAGATATTTAAAAACTCCGATAGCTGGTTTATGGTGGATAAAGGCTTTTGGAATGCAGGGCATTTTGACGGCAATTACCGCATAAGCTACAAAGGCACACAGCCACAATACTCACCCCTTGCACCACACAAAGACCACAACCTCACACTAGAACCTTGGATTGACCATGGCGGTTATGTGCTAGTTTGTCCGCCTACTGAAGCGGTTGCTGAGTTCTTTGGTGTGGATATTGAAGCTTGGATAAAAGAGAATACGCCACTTTTACCACACAAGGTTAGATATAAAACAGAGAGCGAGCCTATCAATTGGGATAGCGTTATGGGAGTTATAACATTCAATAGTTCCGTGGGTTGGCAAGCATTGCAACGCGGTATTCCATGTATAAGCGATACCGAGCATTCTTTGGTTGGCAGCTATTATAAATATCATTGCAATAAAAAACATGTTGATTATAATTTTAATTCTGTTATGCATATACATAGAGAGCAGTTATTTAGATGTATGAGCGCACATCAATTTACACTTGCGGAGATACGTGAAGGTCGAGCAAACGAATTATTTGAGCATTATTTGAATGAGCAAAAATATTAAGGTTTTTATAGGTTGGGATAGCAGAGAAGCTGCTGCAACTGAAGTCGCCGCTTATTCAATAAGAAAACGCACTAAATATCCAGTACATATAACATACCTTAAGCACCGCGAATTAAGGAAAGCTGGACAATTTACACGCCCTTGGCTGGTTGATAGCACAACGGGCAATTACACCGATTTAATCGATAACAAGCCCTTCAGTACAGAATTCTCTCATACACGTTTCCTTGTTCCTGCATTAATGGAATATAAAGGCTGGGCGTTGTTCTTTGATGCTGATATGATTTTTCAATCAGACATAGCTGAATTGTTTTCCCTAGTTAATGATAAATACGCTGTGATGTGCGTTAAGCATGACCATAAAACTAAAGACGGCGCAATTAAAATGGACGATAGAGCGCAGCTTGCCTATCACAGAAAGAATTGGAGTTCGTTTGTATTGTTTAATTGTGGCCACCCTGCAAATGCTAGGCTAACAAAAGAATACGTTTCATTCGCTCGTGGCGTTGATTTGCATACATTCAGTTGGCTGAAAGAGGAAGAGATAGGCGCATTGCCCTTCAATTACAATTTCATAAGCGGCGTAAGTCCTAAGATAACTGGCAAGCCTGCTGTTATTCATTACACAGAAGGTGGGCCGTGGTTTGAAGGTTACGAGCATGTGCCGTATGCTGATTTGTGGTTGAATGAGTATGAGGACTGCCAAAGGAATAGAGAAGAGTTTATTATAACTGATGTGCCGACAATGGCGTGTGATAAGGAGGATAGATGCTAGCAATCCTCGTTCCTTCACGTCAGCGCCCAGAGCAATTCGCAAGAATGGTTGAGAGTGTTCGAGTCACATCTAGCCAGCCAGTGCGCTTTTTCCTGTGTATAACGCCTGAGGAAGTTGAGAGCTATAGACCGCATTTGCCAGAAGGTACGATTGTTCAGCTAGCACCTGATAACCTGCCAACAGCTGCGAAATGGAATTTGTTAGCTGAAGTAGCAATGCAGGACGAGAGTATTAAGTTTTTTATGCTTGGTGCTGACGATATGTATTTCACCACGCCGTTGTTTAATGAGGCATTGATTTCTACTGGCAAGCCACATGTTTATGCATTGCAGGATTCAAGAGACCCGCTTGGCACGCCCCACCCCATAATCTCTAGAGAATGGATAGAAACTCTAGGCTATTTTGTATGCCCCATTTTTTTACATTGGAAAATCGATAGTTGGACTGTTGAGATTGCGAAAGCTAATAATTGCTTTACTCACCTGCAAGAATATTTGTTAGTACATGACAAGCCAAGTGACCAAGGAAAAGCTGACGAAACGCACAGTAGAATTAGAGAATCTGGTTGGTGGCAACGTGATATGTATGTTGCTGAGAAAATGGTGCATATTTTAGAAATAGAAAAGCAGAGGTTGGCATGCGCGTTTGGATAACTGGTATAGCTGGATTTCTAGGCAGCCACCTCGCGGACGCTTTGATTGAGCAGGGACACATTGTGTGTGGTAATGATAACGAGCTTTGCCATAGTGCAGGTAATTATTTGGATTACGCAAAAGTAGATTGCTGTGACTACAGCGCTATGTCAATGCATTTAGGATTATTTAGACCTGACGTTGTAATACACGCGGCCGCAACTGCTCACGAAGGACTCAGTAGCTTTTCACCCTCTTTCATTACCAGAAACATATTCGAAGCCTCTGTTACAACCTTTTCAGCAGCAATAGCAGCAGGCGCAAAGCGCATTGTTTATATGACATCAATGGCAAGATATGGTGGACAGCCTGCGCCATTCGAGGAGTTTATGACTCCGCAACCAGTAGACCCATATGGCGTAGCAAAGGTAGCTGCTGAAGATGTATTGCGCATATTAGCCGCTACACACAACATTGACTACTCGATTCTTGTCCCACATAACATCATCGGTACACGCCAACGCTATTCAGACCCCTTCCGCAATGTTGCAAGCATTATGATAAATCGTGCTTTGAAAGGCTTGCCTCTATTAGTTTATGGTGACGGGCAACAAACTCGTTGTTTCAGTCCAGTTAGGGATTGCATACCTTCTATCGTTAAAGCTGTTGAAGGTGCTGCAAATGGCGAAGTTGTTAATATCGGGCCTGATAATGGCGAGATAACTATAAGTGAATTGGCTAGAATTGTTAATGCGCTAACTGGAAACAAAGAAATAGTGCACATGCCTGACAGGCCGAATGAAGTTAAACATGCGTTTACAAGTAGCGAAAAGGCTAGAAAGCTGCTCGGTTACAGACCACAACAAGATATTGTAGATTGCCTGAAGGAAATGATTGCTGATATAAAAAACAAGGGGACAAAAGAGTTCGATTATTCTTTCCCTATTGAGATTGAAGAAGGTTGCCCTGTTGTATGGAAAAAGAGGTTGTTATGATGATATTTTATAGCGTATTATTGATGCATGTTATTTGGTTTGTGATTCTGTGTTTGGGAATTAGGGTAACTAAAGTATTGCCGTTATCGCTTGTTTTCTTGGCTTTAATAATTGGCGTGTTTGTGGAGGGTTTATGAGAATAGCATTAAGCGGTGGATTCGACCCAATCCATGTTGGGCATTTGCGAATGATTAAAGACGCTGCCGTTTTTGGCGAGGTAGTTATTTTACTAAATTCCGATTCTTGGTTAATACGCAAGAAAGGTTATTCTTTCCAATCATTTGAGGAGCGCAAAGAAATGCTTGAGGGGATAAAGGGTGTAAGTTGTGTGCTGCCTGCAATAGATGATGATAATACAGTTTGCGAGAGCTTACGCAGTTTGAATGAGGTTATTCATTATTTTGGCAATGGCGGAGATAGGAAAGGCGACAATACGCCTGAGTCGGTTATTTGTGAGGAATTTGGTATTCCAATTATTTATGGTTTGGGCGGTAATAAGATTCAAAGCAGCAGCCAATTAGTAACGAACGCAATAGCGAGTGGCGCATGAAAAGAGCGTGGGGGCATTATTTTGTTATTTTTGACAGACCGCGTTTTAAGGTAAAGCTGCTAAGATTTAAATATGCTGGTAAGTTATCGCTTCAGTATCACAACCAAAGAAATGAGTTATGGTGCTTTTTAAGCGGTGGCGGTCATTTTGAGCATGGGAAAGAGGGATTTATGGTTGGAAGCGGCGACGTAGTTGATGTGAGGATAGGGGATTTACACAGATTTACAGCTGAGAAAACAAGCTGGATATTAGAAATTCAATATGGTAAAGTGTGTACTGAAACGGATATAGTGAGGATAGATGAAGCAAAATGAGCCTATAATTATCCCCGCTTATGTTAGCAGCGCCTGCAATAGTTATTATTGTCATAAAACCCAAAGCTTTCGGAGTAATTTAGAATATTATGGGTCGGCAATTATACGTGGTAACGCAGTTGAATTAATTGATAATAGGGTTAAAAATGAAAACATTTGAAGAATTATGGCGTGGTATACAAGAGCGTTCACGCAGGTGGGCGATTCCTATCGTGCAGGATTACAAAGAGCTTGAGTATGTATTTAATTTGATTAAAGGCTGTGATTCTTATTTTGAAGTTGGTACTGCCGAAGGCAATGGGTTGTATGTGTTGGCTCATGCTTTGAAACCAAGCGCTAAAATATCAATTTTTGATTTTGGTGAAAAACATACAACACCCGCTAGGGAAGAGGTTTTCAAGATTCTATCAGAGCGTCATGAGAAAGCTATTTGTACTGGCGATGGTTTGGATTTTGTGCGTAAAGCTCCTGAATTCCCACACCGCAAATATGGCAATAGTCATTGTGTAGATGTACAAAAATGGACTCTAGGTGTGTTTGATGTCGTCTTTATTGACGCTGGTCACAGTTACGAAGACGTTATCGCAGACGCTATCGCTTACGGACATTTGGCAACTAAGTATATCATATTCCACGATATTTGCCTGCCCCCAGTTAAACAGGCGGTTGATTGGTATCTAGCACAAAACCCACAGTTTAAGTATCATGAGTTTATTAATAGCCCTACTTTTGGCTACGGAATTATAGAGGTATAAATGAATAGAAGACCAATGGAAGGCTGGAAGTTAATTCAGAAGCATGAGCACCCCGTGACATCAATGGTGGAGTTTCAAGGCTCAGTTTATGTTGCAACGGGTAATCAAGTATATAGATTAAAGGCAGACGGCAGCGTGTGGGAGCCTATGTCATTTTTAGTAAAGGATAAAACAGATGAATAATATAGCGGTTGTTTCGACTTTTCCAAATAACATGTGGGACGTTTATGCAAAACAAATGCTTGAATCATTTGTAGCGTATTGGCCGCAAGATATACCGCTTTGCGTTCAGCTTGATGATGATTTGCTTTATCCTGATATTGACAAGATTTTACGCCCACAAGACGGAATCGCAGTCGGTAGAAATAAAGAACACCAAGCCTTTGTAGATAGGCATGCTGGCAAAGATGATGCTAATAACTATAGAATGCAGCCAGTTAGATTTTGCCATAAGATATTTGCGCTTTATCGTGCATTTGATGCTGCAAGTCATCAAGGCGACATGCGCTATTTAATTTGGCTAGATGCTGACGTTGCAACTACTAGACCAGTTACATTTGAGGACATACAAGCTTGTTTGCCGAAAGAAGGTGACGCTGTTGCTTATTTAGGGCGTAAAGACTGGGAGCATTCAGAATGCGGCTGGCTGGCGTTTGACCTTCAGAATGGCGGTGATAAGCTGATTAAAAAACTCTATGATGCTTACGTCACAGATAAAGTTATGTCTATGGAACAACAACATGATTCATGGGTGTTTGATAAGCTAAAACCTAAGAAGTCTACAAACCTTACCGCAAACAAGCCTGGTACAGAAATATGGGCGCAATCTCCTATGGCTAAGTGGTCGGTTCATTACAAAGGGCCAATAGCAAAACAAAAGCTATTTCAACAACCGCAAATGGCAAAAGCACCTAACGGACAGAATTTTGTTATACAAACTAAAAACGCAATTCCACATGAGCAAATTTGCAATCATATCGAGGAAAACCAAAGGCTAATTAAGAATTGGTTAGTTGAATGCAAAGCTAATAAAGAGGAAATTACTGTAGTTTCTGCTGGACCATTGATGATTCCTGAAGACGTGAAGGGCAAGAAAATCATAGCAGTTAAACATGCATTAGAGCCACTAAAACAAGCTGGGATTACACCGTGGGCATGTATATTACTCGACCCTAGACCGCATGTAGCTGATTTCGTGCAAGACGCAGACCCGAAAGTTAAATGGTTTGTTGCTTCGCAGGTTAATCCTATCGTAACACAGGCTTTGCTAGATAAAGGCTGCGAGGTTTGGGGTTATCATGCTTCAGTTGGTGCAGACGAGGGGCATTTAACAATTAAACAGCCTCGCTCAATTATAAGTGGTGGAAGCGCTACCGCGACGCGCGGACTCTACCTTCTCTACCATTTAGGATTTCGCAATTTTAACCTTTATGGTTATGATTTATGCTATGCAGATAAACCTAATATGGACTTAAAAGACCAGTACGGACAGCCTAAACATATGGAATTTAGCGTAGGAACTAAAAACGCTTTTGTTAATATGAAGCGCAGTTTTTATACCGAGCCACAGTTAATTGCTCAATTTGAAGAGATGAAAGAGATATTAATGGGCGGCAAAATGAAAATAAAAGCTTATGGTTATGGTATGATTCCATTCATGGCAAAGCTTTTAGAGCTTACTGATTTGCGTCAGGGCAAAAATAAGTGTATAGTAGGAAATTATAAAAGGATATTTGTATGGCAGAAAATGAAGACCTCGTTAATGAATTGGCGCAACAATTTGCTCAAACTCCTCCGCAAGATGAAGACGAACAACAAATCGTTGACGGATTAGCACAATCTGAACTCGCAGGCAGAGTAAAGAACGCCGCTGAGAATTATAACCTTGCTCAAGATATGGAAGAGGAAGGTTTGCGCTTACTTGGTAAGGAAGCGTTTCAAGGTTTTGAGGAAGACGATTCTAGTCGTGCTGAATGGATTGCTAAAAGTGCTTTCTGGCTATCGCTTTACATGCAGGAAGACTACGCAGAGAATATGAGCGATGATAGAAGCTGGGGCGCAACTGAGTCTATGCCGATTCTTACTGAAGCTTGTGACCAATTCCAAAGCCGTACATATAAAACATTTTTCCCAAATGATTCGTTTGTTTCTGCCGTGCCGATGCGTAGAACTGTTGAAGACCGCAAAGAATTAGAGGATAGAGCCGAAAGAATTGGTCGCCACATGAGCTACCAGCTTGGCTTTAAAGACCGCAGCTATAAGCAAGACAAAGACGCTTTATTTTTAGGAACTTCAATTCTAGGTTCTTTCTTTACCAAAGCTTATTATGACGTACAAGAAAAACGCAATAAGGTAGACAATATCCGCCCTACTGATTTGGTGGTTAACTATAAAGTTGGATTATATCGCATTGAAGATGTGCGCCGTAAAACTCAGATTATCTATACAACAGTTGGTGAAACTGAGGATTTAGTAAGAAGTGAGTATTTTCTTGAAGCTGCAAAGCCTGGCAATATCACACTTGATAATAATAAATATACTTTAGTTGTTAATCAAAGCACAGGCACGTCTACGCCCGAAACTGGCTCTAAACGAGATAGGCAAGCTATTTTGTTGGAGCAGCATGTTTATTTGGATTTAGAAGAAACTGGTGAATATCTGCCATACATCATTACAATTTGTGCGACTAGCCAAAAGGTTTTACGTCTAACTATTGGTTATGAAGCTGACCAGAATGGCGAGCCACTAGATAATTACAAACAAATCCAGTATTACACGCATTACAAATATGCTGAAAATCCTGATGGGTTCTATGGTTTAGGATTAGGACAGAAAATCGGTGACTTAAACTCTGCTGTTAATGTGATGTTGAGGCAATCTATTGACGCTGCAACGCTAGCTAATGACGGCAATATGTCGGGTTTCATTAGTGATAGGCTTGGTGTTAATGGTGATGAAATTTCCATGACTTTGGGTAAGTTTACTAAAATTGTTGATACTGTTGGCGATATGACTAACGGCATTATGATGATGAAGTTCCCTGGCCCTAATGCAGCGTTGTTATCTATCATGGAATTGCTCGATGCCAGAGCGCAGCGCATGGGTTCTACAACAGAAGCAACCACAGGCGCAACGGAATCTGTAGTTCAGCCTACTACTTACTTAGCACAGATTGAACAGTCTTTGGAGCAATTCTCAAGCGTTCAAACTCGCTTGGCAAACTCGTTAAGCGAGGAGTTGCAAAAGATTTATAGGCTAAACCGCCGTTATTTGCCGATGATTGAATATTTCGTGGTTAATGGCACGCCAGAAACTATCACAAGGGCAGATTATAAAGATGATATGCTTATTGAGCCTATCTTTGACCCTAAGTTTTCCACTCAAGCGCAGAAGGTTGCAAGGGCAAAAGCTGAGTTAGATGCAACATTGCAGAATCCAGTTAATCAAAGTCGTCCACAAGTGTATGACGAAGCATTTAAGCGTTATTTAGAAGCGTTGGAAGTGGAAGAGATTGAATTGCTTATCCCACCTGCTCCACAAATTGAAAACTTTGATGACCAAATAATCGAGAATATGTTTTTCTTAATGCCTAAAGAGGGCAGGCCATTATTTGATGTGTTTCCTGACCAAAACCACGTACAGCATCTTGCTATATTGCAAGAATTCCTTTTAACTGAAGCGCAGAATTTGCAACCTGACCAACTAGAAGACGTGTTAAAACACCAACAAAAGCATCAAGGTTATTTATATGGACAAATCCACGGAATTATACCGCCGAACGACGCCCGACAAGTCCCAACTCCGCCATTGGCTGGGCGACCAGACAACTCAATGGATACTGGGGCAGTTGGAGAAGAAGTTTCCCCTATGGCCAGCCAGTTTACCTCCGAAGAGTTTGGAGGAGGCTCATTTGAGGGCGGGACAACAGCAGGTTATTGAGGCTATCTTGAAGCTTTGTGAGCCTGACTAATAGAACTTGCAGCGAGTGCCTTTAAGTATCCTATAAATAGTTTGGTAATGGACGTTAAATTCAATCGCAAGTTGCTTAACTGGTGTAGTTGTAGCTTTTTCTTTGATTTGCTCAACAATAAGGCGGGGAGTCATTCTGTTTTGGCTTCTTTCAGATTGCCAATAAGCTAAAGACATATCTTTTACTGTGGAATACTCTAAGTTTTCAATATGATTGTTTAGTTTGTTATCATCTAAATGTTTAATTGGGAGTTTCGGCTTTATTGGCTCGCCTAAAAAAGCTCGGCTAACAAGTATATGAATTTCTTTTGGGATATATCTGCCATTCAGATATAAACAAACATATTGGCAGCCGCGACTATTTACCTTTGTTCTTAAAATTTTAGTGCGTCCTGACTCTCTGACCTTGCCAGTATTGGACACTTCGTAATTAGAATTTTTTATAATTCTCCACTCTTCCATAAAGCCATTATATAGATTAGCCAATCTGTTGCAAGTGGAATTTGAGAAAAATACAGCCTAGTGGCATAATAAAGCATGGGTTTCTTTAAAAAAATCATCAAACCAGTTGGCAAGCTTATTAATGCTGTGCCTGGTGGTAGTACTATCGCGAGTGCTATTGCAGCGGCGACAGGACAAGCCTATTTAATTCCAGCTATTCAAGGTGCAAGTACAGTAGGCAAAGGTGGTTCGCTATTAGCTGGCTTGGGTTCGGCTGCTGGTTCGTATTTAGGTGGCAAAATCGGGGGTAGTCTAACGGGCAAAACTATTGGCGGTTCGTTAGCAAATAATATTGGCAAGCAAGCTACATCTAGCATATTCGATAATTTAGGCTCTCTTGGTGGGAATGTAGCTGGTAATATTTTCAATGCAAATATAGGGCAAGCACTGGGTAGTTATGCAGGCTCGCAAGTGGGGCAAGATTTGGGCGGTGGCATACCAGTAAAAGGTGTTTCAGGCCCACCTCAATTTTCTGCATCTCGTGCTGAATTAGGTGACGCACCTGCTGGGCTGTCTGGTGGTGGATTAAACGAAAACCAACAAGCATCTAACCTTGCAACGCAAGGTGTTTATGGCGGTGGTTTAGGTGAGCAAGAAAGTGATTATTTTTTAAATTTGGTAAACAGACGCTTGGTCGATGAGAGTGGCCAAGTGGGTGATTTGGAGAGCATAAATCCAATAGAGAAGTCTTATTTGCAACAACTAGGTTATAGCGGATATGAGAATCCGACTAATTTACTTGAGGCAATAAGCAAGCGTAAACGAGCAGCATAAAACGGAGTAAAAATGAGAGAAGCGACTTATAAACCGAAGTTCGGTAGAGTATTAATTGAGAGAGAAGTAGAAGAAAAGACTAAAGGCGGTATTATTATCGCAAATGCCCAAAAATATTCAAGATGCGAAGGCATTATTGTAGCTTTGGGCGAAACGGCAGGCTGGACAGAAACATATGTCAACGGCGAACAAGTGCCAGTACAAACCCTCAAAATTGGTGATAAAGTTATTTTTGGCAAGCATTCAGGTGCTTGGCTTGATGCTACCTATGCCAATGGCGTGGAGAATGACGATGGCAAATTATTTATTTGTCAAGATGCCGATATTTTATGCGTAATTAACTAAGGAGAACAAATGGAAGAGAATCAAGAAACTAATGATGTAGTGGAAACTAATGTAGAAGCTACACAAGAAACATCATCTGATAAGCCAGATGGTTATGAGCAGGTAGATTTTGCAACTGCATCGCCAGAGCAACTTCAAGCTAGATTTAACCGCATTTATGGACAAACTAAAAGCTTCCAAAAGCTTGCTTCAGAGCAAGCGCGTGTTATTGAAGAGCTGCAACAAAGCCAAAACCAAGTTATCTCTCATTTAAACGAGAAAGAAACTCAGCAAACAGAAGCGCAATTACGTGCGCAGTTAAAAGAAGCACATGAAAATGGCGACACTAACGCAGCATTGGCAGCTCAAGAAAAGCTAATGGATTTGAAAGTTGCTAAATTGGCAAAGGCTCAACAACCGCAACCTAAACAATCTGCATCAAATGAAAATTCATATTTTGAAGGTAGAGAAGTTGTAGATGCTTGGCAGAATGAAACAGATGAAAGGGGGCAATCTTTACGCCCTTGGGCTTCCGAAGGTCACCCTGACTTTGCAGCCGCTGAAGCGTTGTCGTTAGCTTATTTCTCTAATCCAGCTTACGCGCATTTAAGTACGGAACAAAAGCTAGCGGCGATTGATAAGCGATTTGGTGTTGCTAAAGCACCAGTTAGCCAATCTGTTATGTCTAGCCGTTTGACTTCACAGCCTAGAACTAATAAAATTACCTTAAGCCCTAAAGCGCAAGAGATAGCGATTAGAACAAGAATTGCAGGCCCTGGTAAAAGTAACGATGAGCATATCGCCGCATATGCTAAATTATTTAAATCAACCAACGGAGGCCGCAAATGAGTAAATTAAAAAAAGGGAACGCTTCTTGGAAGCCAGCTAGTGTTACTGATACTTTCAATAAACAACCTGGTTATAGATACAGATGGGTTAATAAAGACCCTGACAATCTAGCTAAGAAGCAAGCTGAGGGTTGGGAAGTTATCAATGGTTTGCAAGCTGATAAAGTTAGCGCAACTGAAAACGACCTAATATCTCAAGGAAGTTCACTCACTTCAGTATTCGAGAAAAAAGATGTTATTTTGCAGCGTATCCCAGAGGAAATTGCTGCCGAACGAGATTCTTATTTTAATAATGAAAGTGATAGACGGATTTCTGGTTTAACAGCTCATGTTAAAAAAGATTTAAATAAAGAAGGTGCTTCGGCACATGGTGAAATTACAATCAGTTCTCGTAAGGGAACGCAAAACATAGAATAGGAGTAAAAAATGGCTATACCTCGTATTGGCTTCACGCCTTCAAGAGACCCTTCAGTCGGTTGGGTAAGAAATTTGCCAGCCGCAGCCTCAACAAACCAATCAATCGCTAAAGGCGATGCAGTAGCATTCCTTAATGGCGTTATTGTTCCATGTACTGCTGGGCAAGACCCAGGGCTAGTTGGTTATGGTGTTGTTTTGGCATGTTATACAACTGCAAACCGCCCATTTACATTTAATGACACTAAGCTAATTGCTTCTGCTGGTGTTGGTCGTGTTGACGTATGTATTGACCCAGACCAAACTTATTATGTTCAATGCGTTACAAGTGTTGGGCCTTCTAATATTGGCAAAAACGTAACTATCGATGTATCTGCATCAAATTCACGTACTGGCCTTTCAGGTATGTCTGTGAATATTCCTGCATCTGCATCAACTAACGACCTATTTAAGGTACTAAATATTGCTCCGATTGATGAATTGGCTGGCAAAGGTACTGGTGGTGGAACTAACAACGGCGTAGAAGTTAGATGGAATCGTCATCTTCTTCACGCACCAACAGCTGGACAATAAGGAGAATAATATATGACAATTACAACAGGTTCATTTTCAGAAGACCTATGGCCAGGTATAATGAAGTGGTTTGGCGATTCTTACGAGGATTACCAACCAATTTGGGATAAACTAGTCGATGTTCATCAATCTGATAAACAGTTTGAGAAATTCCAAGGAATTACAAACTATGGTTTAGCTGGCGTTAAAGACCAAGGCGCAGGTATTCCTTACCGTGATAAATTCCAAGGCTTCCCTCGTGAAATTATCAATTATTTCTATGGTATTGGTTCGACCATTACTTATGAAATGATGCGTTATGACCAATATGATAAGTTTCAACGTATTCCTGAGCAACTTGCTCAATCAGTTCGTAAAACTGAGGAAACTGTTGTACACAATCTATTGAATAATGGCTTCTCAACAGCAACTAATCCAACTTTGACAGCGGACAATCTTTCGTTGTTCAACGCAAGTCACTTGTTGGTAGCTGCAAACAACGTAACACAACGTAATACGCCACAAACTGCATCTGACCTTTCTCAGACAGCTTTGGAGCAAATGTACATTGACGTTATGAACTTTGTTGATGACCAAAATTTGCCGATTGTTATTACACCGCAAAAACTGATTGTAAAGACTGACCAAGCAATGCTTGCTCGTAAAATCTTGCAAACAGAGTATGAGGTTAATAGCGGTAACAACACAATCAACCCAGTTTCATCATCACGTATGCCGCTAGATTTGATTATCACGCCATACTTGACTGATACTGATGCTTGGTTTGTGAAAACAGACGAAGCTGATGGCTTGGTATTTACTGATGTAGATGCTGTTATGCTAGACAGAGATAATGATTTCGATACTAAAAACTTGAAATTCTCTGCAATGCGTGGCTTTGGTGTTGGTGCAGTTAATTATCTTGGGTATTATGCAAGTCCAGGTGCTTAGAATAGTAACCTAATAAAGGAATTAAAATGACAATATTTGGTGATAATATATATTCTGGTAATCAGGCTGTAGTATCTGCGCAAGCAAGCTACAGCCCAGTAGACTTAACACGCACATTCAGATTTACTGGTGGTGGAGCGCAAACTCAAGAGTTTGTGTTCCCTACTGGCGTACAAAATCTGAATGCGGTTTGTTATATTATTCAAGATGGTTCAGCGGCGACTTCAGACTCTATTACAGTAAGTGCGGGTGGTACAACTTTAATTACCTTCTCGTCAATGGGTTCTGCTGGCGGTGTAGTTGAAACTACATTAGCTGCGCTTGGTACTAAAACTATTGTGGCATCTGCTGCGGCTAATTTGTCAACAACTGCTCAAGTCTCGGCAGCGATTACATTAGCATCTGTGGATACAGCAACTGATTATCAGGTTAAGCTAACTTTTAATCGTATTCGTACTGATATTAATGGGAACAGCTACTAAAGGAGTGGTATGAAGCCTAAATCATTCACTATTGTGGCATCTGCTGGCGGAACAACTTATAGCCCAGCTTGGCCTGTTGATACATTCAATGACCCTTGTAACATTGGTATTGGTGTAACTGTGCTTTACGGTACAGGTTCGGCGGTTTATGACGTGCAGCATACATTCACAGACCCTGGCAAAGTAAACCTAAATTCTAGTCCAACGGCTGGTGTTTGGTTGAATAATACTACTTTGGTTTCTGGTACTGCGAATGGTGATACTAACTATGCGTTTCCACCAGCAGCTATTAGATTTGCGTTAAGGGCGGCAGCTTCGGCTTCTATCACAGGAACAATCATTCAAGCAGGGCCAGTATCATAATGTATAGACCTAACAAAGAACAGCGTTGCAAACCTCCGAAAAAGAAATGAGGTTGATATGGCAAGAAGAAAAGGGAAGCTTGGCGATTGGTTGGTGACCGATGACTATTACGGTTTTACTACATACGCTAGTAAAGTTAAGAAGGACTTCTGGGGCAGTTATGCCGTCAAGCCATTAAAACGCAATTTGCAAGAAATAGCTACACCGCTTGGCGACCCTTATGGGCTTCCATTTTATCGTGCATCTAATTACGAACAAACTCCAGTTTGCGCTGCTGAATTAGCCCCTGAGTTTGTAGGTAACACAAACGTTCCAACCAACCCTGACAATATGGCCTTTCAAGTTTTGAATTTATCACCTGGTATTGGTGATATGCAAATTTCTTGTACTTTTGTAATTCGCTGAGGAAAATATGACAACTTATAACAAAACAACATTAAAAACATTCTTTGAAACTGGTGACGTGCCTTCTGGTACTGATTATGCCAATTTGATTGATTCACAAATTAATATTGTGGAAACTGGCGTGCAGGTTATGGGCGGCCCACTTAACACAACAGAATTAATCACAACAAGAGTTTCCGCTACTGACGTGAATGTGACTGGAACGTTTACATTTGGTGGAGCTTTTAGCGCAGCAAGTGTAGTAGCTAATTCAGTTACAACTAGCGCATTTGTAACAACCGATGTTTCAGCTTCTGGCACAGTTTACGCTTCGGCAGCACGTATTACAAATGGTGTTATTAATGGGGTTGGAATTGTAAGTGCAGCAGGAACAGCTCAGGGAACTGCCGCTATTTTAACCAATGTAGTTAATCGTGGTAAGGGTGTTGCTGACGGTGCGACCACAGGCTTTGCACCTTTAGCGAATAGAGCTGGATTAGTTCAATATCTATACAATGAGGGGCCAAGTGCTAATCTATGGCCACCAGTTGGCGGTACAATTAATGGATTAGCTGCCAACGCTGCGTTTCCTTTGGCAACTAGTGCAATGGTAACAATCGTACATTTAACAGCTTCAGCAATGGCGGTAAAATAATGGGTTTAGGTGATATTAGATTTACAGTATTGCAAATAGTTAATGAGGTGCAACGCAAGTTGAGCCTTACCGAAACTGCTTTGGCTGCTAATAAACAATCCATTGAGCTGGTTGATTTTTTAAATGATGTTTGTGATGACCTTTCAGATTTTGGTAATTGGCAGGAAACTCTTGTATCGGCAAATGTAAGCGCGGTAAGTGGGCAAAGAGATTACACTATTAATACGAGTGCAAATATTAAAAACATTGCAGATATGTATTTTACCACTCGCACAGGGCCTATAATGAACATTACTGTGCAAGATATGCGTGTTCGAACTCGCGTTACATCTGTAGGAACGCCAAACCAATTTACTGTTTTTGGCACAGATGCTAATGGTAATCCAGTTATTAGGGTTAATCCTATTCCAAATTCTGATATTGGCTTGTTTTCAATTCTTTATTACACACGTCCGCCAACATATACAACAGCTGATGCTAGTTTAGTAGTGCCTTTCCCTGGTCAAATTGTTATTTCAGGCGTGCTTGCAAAAGCTTTATTGAATGAATCTGGTGGCGCACCAACTGATAGATACACAATGACGCAGCAAGAATATTTAGAAGCTCGCAAAGAGGCTTTGAATCGTTTTAATGGCGATACAGGTTGGGAAGTTAACTTTACGCCGTCTAGGAATGGGAGGCGTAGGTGATAAGTGTTGATTATAAAATACCATCTAAAGGACTTGGTACTGACTTTTCACAATCTGAAAGACCTATAACTTTTGCTGAAGTTTACACAAATAGATTTAGAAATATTACTGGTGGTGCGCAACGTAGACCAGGCTTATTAAGATACGGCTCAAGAATAACGGGCAATCCAAATGTTACGCGTTTGCATGAGTGGGTAGGTAATGGCGGACAAGAAGTATTAATGGCTTCTGACGATTTTGGCAATATTTATAAATATGACGTTTCAGCTTCAGCATGGTCAGCCGCTATAACTGGCAAGTCAAATGTGCGTTTGTTAAGTGGGCAGGCTGAAGACAAACTAATTTTCGTAAATGGTGTAGATAGAAATTTCTATACAGATGACGGCGGCCAAACCTTTAGTGAATTAAAAGCTTTGATTACGCGCGGTGTTATGGCTGGCGGTACTAACGCTACAACTGTTGTTGACGGTGATATTTCAAATTGGGTTGGTGCTACTTTGGTGGCAAATAATGATATTATCCACAATGTTACGTTAAATGCTTATGGGATTGTTTCAACTGTGGTTTCTGCGTCTTTAGGTATTACAGCAATAGGGAGTGCCGCAACAGGCGCTGGTTTGGCGAGCAGAAATCAAGCGAGCGGCGACCAATATGAGTTAATTGATTATGTCGATTTGAATATTATTCCACAAGCAAGCGGGCTAGTTGATAATGTAGGTACGGCTGGAGCTGGCACAACAATAAGTGTAATTGCAGTTTCTGGTGTGAATTTTGCCGATACTGAGATTAGAACGGCTGATTTTGTTTACAATACAACAAGAGGAGCGATAGCTTTAGTTGGTTCGGTGAGTGCTAATATCAATCTGCAACAAGTTATTACAGGGCAAATAAGCGGTGATTCGCTGGCTTTCTTTAAATCAGCTATGCCTATTGCTTCATGGATTCATGTTCATTATGGTCGTGCGTACTATTTAGATTCAAGGAATCAACGAAATGTTGTTATTTCTGCGCCTGACGACCCACAAGATTTAACTACTTACCAGAAAACGCTTGATGCAAGTTCATTTAGTTTCGGTACTCAACAACCTTCTGGTGATGTTATTCTTTCAATGACTACTTTTCAGGGCTATTTTGTAGCTGCTGGAAAGCGTAATCTTTATATTTATAAGGGTGCAACACCTATTGCAGACGCCTCAAACACCGCGATTGATTTTGTGCCTACAGCTTTCTATCCAAATGGTGTTGTAAGTCGTTTTGGCTTGGGAACAAATGGCGTGGATTTACTGCATATAACCTCAGAGGGTTTGCAAGCAGTAGGAATTGGTAATATAAGTAATACAACCGTACAAAATAACGCTTCTTTGCCTATTCGTAATACGTTGCTTGAACAAATTGGTGTGACTAGCGCTGATAATGTACAATTAACTTATTATCCGCGCCGTTCATGGATTGTAGTTAAAGTGAGCGACCAAGCGTATATTTTAAACACCAACCCTAATTATGATGACGGTGGCAATCTTGTGCCTGGTAATTCATGGCATCTATTTAGCGGTGCATGGGCGCAACAAAATCATTACTTTGTGCGTAGAAATGGTGATTTGCTTGGAGCATATAATAATGGTTTAGTTTATCAAATGGATACTTCCGCCTCAACTGATGACGGAGCGCAGATTCAAACTGATTTAACTACAGCATGGTTGCGCTTGGAAGAGCCACAAAGAACGCTCAGAATTAAGCAAGGAAAATATATTAAGCCCATATTTGAATCTGGTTCAAATTTAAGCTATACTATCAATGCGGTTGCAGGTTGGGATAATTATTCCTCTGATTCGATAACTGTTTTAACTGGCGGGACTGGTCAAATTGGCTCTGCTATTATTGGAACGACAGCTATTGGAACGGGTGAATTTACACAATCCAACAAAGAGCCGCTGAGATGGCGAGGTGAGCAGTTTAGAGTGCAATTTACAACACAATCAAGCGCAAGTCCTGATATTATTACAGGGTTCGCGATTTACGGGGAAATAGGCGGGGTAAGATAATGGCAGATTTTATGAATGATTATTACAAGTTTTTAATGCAAAACCAGCCAACTGGAGCGCAAACACTTGCATCTACAATTCCATATATTGGTTATGCGAATAACCTGAATAAATATATACAACCTGCTGCAAATATGGCGGCTGGATTAACAGATACGGACAGCCCAGCATATCAAAAGCTATACGGGCAATTCAAGGAACAAGGGCAGCAAAATTTAGCTGAGTCTATTGCTGAGTTATCACGTCAAAACCGCAAATTGGCTTTAATGGGTCGTGCGCCATTACTGGACACTTCGAGAGGTGGTGAAACTACATTTAGGAATTTAAACCAAGGCTATCAAGATGTGCAAAATCAGGCTTCTAATCAAGCATTTACGCAGTTAGGACAAGGTTATCAAGCGCAACAGCAATTAGGTAAACAAAGGCAAGAAAACGCGTTGAGTAAAGCTGGGGTTAAAGGCGGTATTTCTGGCGCATTAATGAAATTATTTGGATTATAATATGGCAACTATATTTGATATATTAAGACAAGAATTTGGTGGTGGAAGCGGTGGTTTGTCGAACTCCATTCAACAGCAATTAGGTGCAACGCCAGAGCCAACTTCGTCAAATGTGCGTGATATTCTAGCTGGTAGATTTGAAACTGGTGGCGGGCCTTCTTTTGCTGATTATGGCTCTGCTATTCAACAATCTGCTGCTGGCAAACCAACAAATGCAAACGATGTAGCGCAAGCTAATCAGTTGCAACAATTTGAGCAAATGGCGAAATTGCAATCTATGCAGCCAAAACAAAGTTCTTTTGCTAATTTGTTGGCTGAATATGAATCAATACCAAGTGATAGCCCTTTGAAAAAGTTTTACGAGGATAAATTAACAAAGGAAACTACAGTTACCCAAATGGGTATGCCTATTCCAGTATTTGACCCTAAAACTGGACAACAAACTTTTGCCACTCGTGAGCAAGTAATTGGTGGTGGTTATCAGCCTCCAACTGCGAAACCAACTCTAAGTTCTACTCAGCAAAAAACTATATTTGACTCAGTTGATGTAATCAATAAATCACAAGCTGCTGATAGTGCATTGACAAGGGCATTAGATTTACTTGAGGGAAGGTCGGGCGCAACTCCTTATACTGGCGCTGGCTCTTCAACTATGGCATCTGCTGGCGCGATTCCTGGCGTTGGTTTACTATTCGATGACCAAAAAGTAGCAGCTACTGATGAATATAATACTTTGATTAAAGAGCAGGCTTTAAGCACTATGAAAGCTATATTTGGTGGCAACCCGACAGAGGGCGAGCGTCAAGTATTGTTGGATATGCAAGCTATTTCGTCAAAAACGCCAGAAGCACAAAAGCGGATTATTGCTAATGCCAAAACTGCTATTAATGATAGAATTAATAATGAGCAATCAAAAATTCAATCTATTGAATCTGGTGAAGGGTTTAGTGATTATGCGCCGCAATCTCCACAAACACCTCAACAACCAGTTGATAAACGCAGTCGTTTAGAGCAACTTAGAGCAAAAAAAGCGGGGTTAATCAATGGTTAGCCAACTCAAAATGCCACCAGAGCTTGAATTTGCACAAGCACCTTCTTTTGTGGGATTGACCCCAGAGGAAGAGGCGGAGCTTGCTCAGTTGGAATCAGAATTTGGTGGTGAACAAGAGCAGGTTACAGTTAGTAATTTAACGCCAGACGAAGAGCTGGAATTACAGCAATTAGAAGCTGAAGAGGCAGGTTTGCAACCTACGGAAACTCCTTCTGGTTTTGATATTCTGAGCGCTGGTTTTTCAAGTCCGCAAGGTCGTGAAGCTATGGGTAATGCAATTTCTAATGTTGGAGAGCAAGCCATTACTGGTATTGGTAAGGGCGCAAGGGCTTTAGGGCAAGGCGCATTGGGGGTTGCAGATTTAGCGGCATTGCCATTCCAAGCTGGTATGAATCAAGTAGGATTAAACCCACAACTACCTAGTGAGTTTTTTACGCAAAGAGTTGATGAAGCAACTGGCGGAGCATTGAAGCCTGCTAATATGGCTGAAAGATTTCTTGAGCAAGGCGGCCAGTTTATAGGTGGCGCAGGCGCAGTAAATAAGCTTGTTAAAAATGGTGCTATGGCTGAAAATTTAGTTACAAAAGCTAAAGATGTTGTGCCTTTAATTGGCTCTGCTTTCGGTTCGCAAGCTGCTGAAGAAATGGGGGGCGGTGCTGGAGCGCAATTAGCAGGTGGTGCTTTAGGCGCTGCACTTCCTAGTGGATTAGCTGCTTTGGCTCGTAATACGGCAGGCGGAGCTAGTACTATGAAACAAGGTTTTGTTGGCAAAACTATTGAAGAAATTGACGATGTAGCTGCTAAACTAAACCAAAAGGCAAGCGGTACATATGCAAAGATGCGGGAAGCTGGAATTGCAATTAAGCCGCAATCTACTGCTAAAATTATAGGTAAAATTGAATCTAATGTTATAGACAAGGGGTTTATTCCTGAGTTAAACCCACGCACCACAGCGATTATTAATTCAATGAAAAAGAATGTAGCTGAAGGTGATTTAAGTTTAGACCAGCTAGACCAATATCGGAAAGTATTGTCACGCACCACTATGGGAAGCGCAGACCCTGAAGATGTTTTATCAGCACAGAAAGCTATTCAAGCTATTGATGATTCTATTTCTGGACTCCGAAGCCGCGATTTATCTAAAGGTGATATAAAATCTGCTGGTTTGCTAAGGCAAGCACGTAGCGAGTATAGCAAATTTGCTAAATATGATAAGATTAGTAATATTTTGAGGCGCGCAGATGGTGACCCAAATAAAATTAAATCTGGCCTTACTTCTTTTGTTAATAACAAAAAGAATCTTAGAGGATTCGATATTTCTGAAATTCAAGCTATTCGCAATGCCGCTAATTCAACAAATGCTGAAGGATTTTTGAAGGGGTTAGGAAGATTTGGCTTTGAGCCTAAGAATGTATTTATGCCTACTGTAGGCTTGGGTGTAGCTGTTGGAGCGGGTGGTGGAGTTCCAGCAGCCATATTGGCAGGAACAGGAACAGCAGCAAGGCAAGGTGCTAAATTCATGGCCAGAGGAAAAGCGGAACAGTTATTGAATACGTTAGAAAAAGGCGCAAAACCATTGGCAAAAAGAACTAAATCAAATATCGCACCAGCCGCTAACCAACTTTTAATACAGGGGCAATAAATGACCGCACAAAATAAAACCACTATAAAAGGTTACTTCGAAACTGGCGACAAGCCTACTCAAGCGCAATTTGCCGACCTTATCGACTCATATCTTGATGCTCCAAGTGCTGGCGTATTTGGCGCTATAGTAATATCTGCTGGCAATCCTGAATATATTCAAGGTGTGGCTGGACAAGTGTTAACTGCTAACGCTTCGGGCGCAGCTCCAAGCTTTCAAGCAGCGAGTGGTGGCGGAGTTACTTCGGTTGCTCTTTCTATGCCAAATATATTTGCGGTTACTGGTTCACCCGTCACAAGCGCGGGGACGCTTGCCGTTACATTATCAGCGCAAGCTCAAAGAACAATTTTTGCAGCTCCAGTATCGGCTGTAGGTGTGCCTGCATTTAGGACGCTAATAGGTAGTGATTTACCTGCTACGGCAGTAAGCGCTGGTACTTATTCTGCACCAACTTTAGTTATTGATGACAAGGGAAGGATTACTTCAGCAACGGCAGGTTCGGCATCTGCGCCAACAGTCACAACTACCGCCAGCACTTCAGGCACAACAGTTGTGCTGACAGTAGATTTAACAACTAATTATAGTTATAGGATTTACTTTAATGGCGTTAGCGGCACAACTACAGGCGATATTCCTATTGAATTCAGTTCAGACGGCGGAAGCGTATACGCAACCACAACCTCTGTTGTGCAGAAGGTTCAAGGAACTGCGGTAACTGCTGGGACGACAGGCAACTGCACAACTGCGCTAACAGCCACAACTTCTCTAAACGGCTATGTAGATATATTCCAAGATTCTACTTCGGGAGTTATTAGATTTGAAAGTTATCTTGTTGATAGTGTTTCAACTTCTGGCGTACAAATGGCAGGTGGTAGTGGTGCATTATCGGCTGCTTGTAATAGAGTTAAATTCACAATGAACGGCGGAAGTTTTGATGCTGGTAGCATGACGCAAGTAGTAACAGGAAGAAGATAACAACCAACGGAGAAAACTATGAAACTATTAATTTTAATCACAGCAATTCTATCACTTAACGCTTGTGCGGCTCTTGCGCCAGCAACAGTACTAGGAATTGGTATCGCGACAGGCGCACAGCTTAACGAAGAATTCAACATTGCACCAGTAAAAAAGGAAGGTAAATAATGGGACTATCAAATTCACCAAAAGAAGTGCTAACAACAGCTCAGGTTATTCTTGAGTTGGCGACTGTGCTTAAAGAAATAACTAGCAATCCGAAGGTTTTTGAAAAGCTAGCTAAAGACGCTTATGGTTTGCCAGAGGCGGAAATAGCTAAGGCTGAAGAAGCTCGCGCTAGTATTTCAGAATATACAGCACTTGTGGCTAAAAAGGAAAAGTTAGAAGCTGAATTAATTGCTCAACAAGACAACATTGATTTGCGTGTTGGAGAGCTTGAGGTTGCTGCTGAAAAACGTAAGGAAGCTGATAAAAAGCTTGTAGAGCGTAGAGCAGAAATTCTTAAACGCGAGAAAGAACTTGATATTATTGACAAAGCTCAATCAACTCGTGAAACTGCGTTGAATGCTCGTGAAGCTAAATTAACTGCTGATATTGCTGCTTTGGCAACAGAAAGAGCGGATTTTGAGGCGGCAAAAGAAGCTTCTAAGCAACGTGCAGAAGAGATTAAAAGGCTTTCTGAAGGTTTGTAAATGAGCTTAACTGGCACAGCGGGTGGGATAACAGAATACTGGTTTCCTAAAATTGGTGATGTGCCGAGCGGATATGTTTTAGCTGTTATAGACGGTGAATTGGTTTGGGTAGATGCAGGCGCTCCACCGCTAGGATACGCACGTCTTGACGGCACTAATCAGCCTTTTACTGGTGGTGTTGAAGTGCCTAGCTTATTATTCGACACAGCTGCAGTATCGCCTACTAATGAAGAAGGTTTACTTGCTTGGAACGCTACAGACGGAACGCTCAATCTAGGTATGAGTGGTGGCGATATTACTATGCAGCTTGGACAGGAAATGTTCACTAAGGTGCGTAATAACACAGGCGTGACTCTTGATAATGGTAAGGTTGTGTATGCCAATGGTTCGCTTGGGTTTAGGCCTACTGTTGCTTATGCTTTGGCAAACGCGGAGGTAACTTCTAGGGTTATAGGAATTCTTACGGAAGATATTGCTAATAATACAGACGGTTTCGTAACAACAATTGGCTATGTTCGGCAGATAAAAACCAACTATAGCGGTTCTGGAATTTGGGGAACAACATGGGTTGAAGGCGATTTACTCTATGTATCTAAAACTGATGCAGGAGTTCTAACTAATGTTGAGCCTGCCGCACCGCATTATTCAGATATTGTAGGTAGTGTAGGAGTTGTAGGTGGGGTTGGTATAGGCTCTATACTCGTAACCTTAAACAGACATCGTTCACTTGAAGGGCTATCTGATGTAAATGGAACTGCACTTACAACGACTGGACAGATTCCAGTTTGGAATCAAACGGCGGGATATTTTGATTTTACTAGCAATGTGGGAAGCTTTGTACCCTACACAGGCGCAACTGCTAATGTTGATTTGG